TACAGTTCTGCTGATTGTTTAGATGATCTTAAAGATGTAGTTAAAGTTGTTGCACATAACACAGGTTATGGTGGTAACCATAGAGTATGGGATGCTGCTAACCTTTATGTTGCAGGTGCTCATGCTGCTGGATCTGAGGCTGAAACTGCCTTTGCATTCAATGCAGTACGTGACATCATTAAAGAGGTTGCTACTAACGTAGATGTTACTGTTGGTGGTCACACTTCACTAACTCAGTCTAAAGATACAACCATCACTGATGGTGTTGCTAACGGAGACTGTGCTGTTGTATTGAGTGCTATCGATACTTTGGTTGCTATCCTAACAGGTACAATCACTAATCCAGCATCACTACAAAGTGTAACCCGTACAGATTCTAATGGTCCTTGTGAGGACATGAGATCTGCTGTTGGTGTTCTTACTAAGATTGTAACTGATGCTCTTGCAGATCCTACTACATTAGAGTCTGTTGTAAAAACTGCTTCTGTTGGATCATGTGAAGATGTAAGATCAACACTTAATACTCTATTCAAGATTGTTATCGACACAGTTCAAACACCAACAACTCTTGATAGTGTAACAAGAACTATTTCTAATGGTGCTTGTCAGACAGTTGCATCTACAATCACAACACTATACCAGATAATTACTGGAACTATTAACTCTACTAGTTACCTTGATTCTATTGAAAGGAACCCTGTTCCTCTTGGTCTAGAGTTTGGTCCTTCTATCAATGCTAACGCAACAAGTACTAACTCATACTTGTACTTCGACTTTGTTGATGGCGTATACACAGATCTTACTAGAACAGTTGATGATACTATCACACAGCATACAACGTATCCTCAGTGTGTTGATCAAGCAAACGCTGTACGTCAGTACTTCTCTAATATTACCACAGTTATTCAAACTGGATTGGGAAGTGTGCCACGTCAGGAACCATCACAGTTGTCTACTGCACTGTCATCTAGAGCAACAATCTGGACACTATCGGTAGGTAATGTAGCCAATCCACATGATCTTGAGACAGGTACACCAATTAGATTGGTTCCACGTCCACGTTATGATACTAATACTAATTCTTATGTTGATGTTGATAAGCGTCTCGTTAGATTACCTAATGGATTCTCAACCAACCAAGAGTATTATGTAATTGCTCCTGCAAGAACTACTCAACCTGAGAACTATGGTGTCTCATCTACATTCAATGGTACTGATCAGACTAAGATCATGCTTGCAAGCAGCAAAGAAAATGCTGCTGCTGGTATCTACTTACATTCTGCTGAAGTAGAAGATATACATCCAGACGTAGAGATTGATCTATATCAATTTGTTCTTGATGATAACTATGATCTACACCAGTATGGTTGTGTACTTGATGGTGTAAGTAATACAAACATCCGTACAGATGTTCCACATATCTTTGATGTTCCATTCTCTAACACTCCAGGACACACCGTGTTCTTTAGAAAGAGAGAAGGTGGTTCACTACCTCTAGTGGGTGCAGCATATGCTAGTGATAGTACAGTTGCAGATACTAATGGTAGACTGTTAGGTAACAAGTACTTCTTCGCTAGGTATCAAACAGAGAAAGTCTTTACTATCCACAAGACTAAGAGTGATGCAGAACAGGGTGTTAATCCAATAACATATCAACCAGGCATTTACGACTTCAACGTCTTCGCTAACAAGCGTGAGTCACCAATGATGTTTGACCCAACGTATGTTAATCCTAATACTACTCCAATAATATATGGTAAGTGGTATCTTCAGGTTGAGAATGATAATGGTACAGAGCAAATCATCAAGAGACTTAGAGAGTATGCTGATGGTATTGATAAGACTAATGACTCTTGGTTCGAAAGGGTTAAGGATGAAAGACCTGCTAATGATAGACTATATCGTCTACGTTATGTTGTACCTCAGTACCTTAAGTCTGTTCGTGATCCACTTAACGGATTTACCATCAAGACAAGGACTGACGAGACTAGAAGGTTAGTACCTCAGAAACTAATTCTTAAGCCTGTTTCAGGTAACGTAACTAAAGCACGTTTCTCTAACCCAGTACAATCTAATGAGTACATTGGTTATACTAAGGCAGACTTTATTAACTTCAGTCTTAATGATGAAGTAGCATACGATCCATACAAGAAGGATCTTGTAGCTAATACACAGTTTGCTAAGGTTGTTACTACCCAGAACTATATCTCTATGACTATCCAGTCTGGTAGATATGTTACTCAGGGTTCTGATGATTACTTAGAACTAACTGTATTTGAACAGGGCGTTACTAATCCTGCATTAACAAACACTAAGTTTACTACTGTTAAGATTACTGCACCTCAAGGTGGATCCTTCGTTGCTAATAAGACACAATCTGTAGTAGGTAACAGGATTGATTGGGCTGGTAACTCTGCTGGTTATGGTTACATACATGCCATCATGCAAGTACCTGGTACTACTACATGGCATATGATCCTTAAGGATACAGTTGGTAAGATTGACTATGATTCAATTGATAACATAAGGTTTAGTCAAGGCACTGCATTTGCTGATCTACTTGCTGATCCTGACTTTGGTAAGTCATTGGTACTCAAGGATCTCATTAAGAAAGGTTATCCTGAATTCTATTATAGACAGAATGGTGCTGGTGTTTATACTATCACACCAGGTGATATTATTGAAGACGATGCAAGCATCCAATACTATGTTGAATCAGTAGAAGATGTCGGTCAGATTGATGACAACTTCTATATCTTTAATACACAAGAGATTCAGAAACGTATCTATGGTCAGCAAGATGGTATATATTATCTAACTGCTGTTCGTGGTAACATTTCACCACTACCTCAAGGTGCTGGTAACTTAGGTAACTTCAGGAACTTCAAGTTCTCTCAACCTATCAGCAAACTATATCCATTAAACTATAAGAACGATCCTCTCTGGTATCAGCAGTTGGATGCAACATTAGTTGATCCACCTCAGACATATTCTGCTGCCGATAACTATGTTCATGGTCTTGTAAGAGTTAACGACTTTAAAGGTTCATTAACTCAAGAGAGTGTCATTGATTTAATTAATAACAATGCATTTGGAACTAATACTTATACACAAGTATCATCTTCCGTTGATAATAGAATTAGAGCACAGAAGGGTAATGCTGCTTCTGGATCAGAAGACAGATTGATTCCTATTGTTGGTGACAGTACAGTCTTAACAGATCAACGATACTACGTTGAACTTCGAAGACCATCTATCGCAAGAGCAGGTAACCACACATTTGAATATCTTGGTTTTGGTCCAGGTAACTACTCAACTGGTCTACCTGCTAGACAGGAAGTTGTTCTTACAGAGACACAAGACTTCTATGCACAGTCTAAGAAGCAAGATGGTGGTCTAGTATTCTACACTGGTCTTAACTCTAATGGTGACTTATACATTGGTAACCGTAAGATTGATGCTATCACTGGTGAAGAAGTATTCTTAGAGTCTGCATCACTTGTTGATTCTGATGATGATGACGAGTCATTAGGTAATCTAGTTACAACGTTTGATACTCCTGTTACATTTAATGAGTACATCACTGTTAATGGTGGTGAGGCTCAGGATAAGAGAAGTACATTTAACTCACCTGTTCTAGTTAACGTTCTTGGAACTGTTAGAAACAGTCCTGCTTTGGTAATATCTTCCTTCGTTGATCCTGCGATTGATGATGGTTCTCTTGATAGATCAGCATTCGTCAGAAATGTCGAAACTGGTGGTGATATTGTCATTGCTAGGAATAAAATTTCCGCAGCAATTTTCCAGTTCAATAGTCGCAGAGATGGTCAAGCATACAAGATTCAAACACATGTTGTAGGTGCTGTACCTTCTAACATTACTCCTGATCAAACTGGTGCATTTAATGCAAGTCAGATTGTTCAGTATGGTAATGCTGGTACACCTCTATCTGGTGATTTCTTACTTAAAGGTGAGAGTATTGGTAAGACTGGATCACTTGGTTGGATCTACTCTAACTACTACACATTAATTGGTAATGCTGTTCCTGAATCATTTGCATTTAATAATACTAATATTATTACAATCAAGTGGACTTCACTAACTAACCAGCAACTTGGTATTACATCATCCTCTGAGATTAAGATCACTGGATTTAGTGATAGTGATTTCAATGGCACATGGCAAGTTATATCAAATGGATTTAATCCTGCTGCTGATACATTACAAATTGCTATTGGTTCAACTAAGAACACTGTTAACAATCAGAACCCAAGAATGTGGTCTGATGAAGTTGCAGCTAATGCCAACGTTTCAATTGAGTACTCTAACTCCAACTGGAAAGAGTGGGGTGTTATTGGTGCTGAAGCACTTAGAACAGATACTGATGCTATTGGCGATTACAAACTTGGTATTAACACAGTTGGTAGATCTGATAAGGCATCATTCGAAACAAACTTCGTTGATGCTAAGACAACTCCACGTGCTAACTTGGATGTTGTTGGTACTGCATTTATTAGTGGTAAGAAGATCACTGATTATGCATCACACAATACAGATGCTACCAGAACATATCAGGATCGTACTGATGCATTCATGGTTGGTGGTGATAGTTCTTCACCAACTGATGAGGCAACCTTACGTGTCTCTACCGCTAACGGTGGACGTGTTGGTGTTAACGTAACCGATACAGAACTTGATAGAGCACTGGTTGTTGATGGCACATCTAGATTTACAGATGATGTTAAGTTCGAAGAGGACATTGAGATCAATGGTGGTGGTGGAATTAATACTGCACAGGTTAGAACTACTATTACTACAGGAACGATTGAGTTCTTCCCAAGTCTATTTGTTGGAACATTAGACTTTGCACCTACTGCTGGTACAGTTCATGTTGCTAATGATAGTACTGCTGATCAATTCATTCGTGTAGGTAATGCTTCACTTCATAGTAACATATGGATTGGTGCTACTCCTGATACTTCTACCAATATTTCTAAGATAGAGATAGGTGGTGCTTATAACAACAACGAATCATTATCATTCACACTTATAGGTACTAAGTCATTCAAGACTAAGGGAGACTTCCAGTTAGGTACAGATAGAGGACTACTTGACACTGTTAAGTTATCATCTACTGCTGGAACTGTTGAGTTCTTCTCTGGTAGTTCTGCTACATCTAAACTTGACTTTGCTACTAACGCTGCTGAGATCACAATTGCTGGTAAGGGTGGTACTACAACAATTAGAAATAACCTAGTCGTTGATTCTACTGCTAGATTTAACTCTGACATCACACTCTGTGGTGGATTTGCTTCTTACTCATTCACAGCAGACAGAGCACAGATTGGAACTACTGCATTCAATCATGCTAGTGGAGATCTTGGCAACAATATATTCAACAGTAACGTTGACTTGATTGATGTATTAAGAGTCGTAAGCACTGATGAAAATTACAACGCAATTGATACTTCTGGTAGTGGTGATTGGGGTGGAACAGTATTCCAGAATACAATCACAGCAATCTCTGGTAACGTTGAACCTTTAAATCTACCAGCTCTAACTGGTGAACAGTTCTACTTACCACTTAAGAATCGTCCTTATGATTCTGCTGGTGTTCAGTACTTTAGTGAGAATGATATTCTCATCATTGATACTGATGACAGTGGTAGCAAACATCCAGAATTTGTTAAGGTTATTTCTCTTCCAAGAATTAACGTTGCACCTTACTACATCGTAGTTGAAAGACTACCATTTGGTACATATACTGCTAAGAGATCTGATCATTCAGATACTACTGCTATCTACAAGTGTATTGTTCAGTTCAATGCTACTTGGACAACTACAACTTTAGATAACACAGGTACTGAGGAGAATGTATACTTAGCACAGTTTGGTGGTTCTATTGCAATTGGTGATTATATAATCATTGATCGTGAAGATACAACTTCTGATGGTATATTTGATCAGGGTGAACTCTTTAAAGTCAAGACTTTATTGAGTCAGGTTGCTAAGAAACTAACCATTAAGAATGGTTGTGATACTGCTAACGAGGAAATTGTATTTGAAGTTGATTCAACAACTGGTAATGCAACGTTGGGTACAGGTGGAACTACCATCATCAATGGTCAGTTGAATCTTAATGGTACATGTACTACACCATACACAAATTCAACAACTAATAAGAAGTTAACTATATCAGATGGATCTGGTATTACAACCTTCGAGGTTGACACTTGTACAGGTGACACAAACATTGGTAACCATCATGGTACAGTCTTCATGCTTAGTGAGCAGTTTGGTACAACACCTTCTGCATACACTAAGGATGTTGATGAAGTTCATGTGTACAGACACAATCCAATGTCTGTTATCTCTGGTGGTCCTGCATCAACAACTTCTGCTGCTATTACTTCAGCAACATCAAATATTGAGATACAAGGTAATCTAACATCATTCCTTAAGGGTGATATGATTGCACTCTATACTACATCATCTATTGAAATTATTAGAGTCACCGATGATCCTTACACAGGTTCAGGTGGTGAGTTTATTCTACCAACAGCATCTAATGCTGAGTATGTCAACGGTGGTCGTGGAATTGAAGGCACTAGTGCAATAGCATTCTCTATTGGTACTAACCTTGTTAAGTTAGACAAGTATGAGAGAACTACAACACTCTTACATGATATGGATGCAACTCAAGCAGACAGAGCAACAGCACTTAAGGCTAGATCACCTAATACTAGTGACGTTAGACTTGAAATCTCACTCAGAGATGCTGATCTAATTGCTCCTAAACTTGATTATATAACTCTTGTCAGAATAGGATCTGAATTCTTCTTACCTGACTCTGTTGATGGAACACTTGATGCATTCTATGCAATCAAGATGCCTAAGCAGATCAGAGAACCTAACCTTGTTGGTACTACACCAGTTCAATTATTTGGTGGTGGAACTACTACTATTAATCAAGATCTTGAGGTTATCAGTGGTGCTGTTAGAATGTATGGTTCTGATGGCAAGACTCTGGTCATGTCTATCTCTAACGATGATGGTCACTCAGGTGATGGATCACTCGAAGATCCTAAGACAGATACTGCTGGACTTACACTTAAAGGTCCTGGTGCATTCTATGGTGATCTTAAGGTTTACTATGATGACTGTCAGATGTTCGGACTTTGCAACACTGAAACTACATTCAGAGTTACAAACAAAGAAGGTAACATCTTGATGGGTGAAACCTTCTATCAGGCAGGTAAAGTATTAGCACTTGAATCAGCAATTGATCCTATATTCCATATAGATAACTTAGGCACTGCTGGAACTGGTGGAACTGAAGGTCCTAAAGACTTTAAGATCTATCAGAACAACGCTATTGACTCATTCGGTATTGAGAAATACTGGACTGCTGGTGGTGGTAGGAGACATACTTATGTTGCCTTTGATCCTACAACTGGTCTTGGTCAGCAAATTGATAACCCACTACAAGTTAACCAGAACTATCTTGTTAACGCATCTTCTGGAAGCAACATGGTTGTTTATCTACCAGAAAATGCACAGACAGGTGATATGATTAGATTCATTGAACTTAGTGGTAACTTGACATATAACACAAGTCTGATTATCAGAGCGAAGAAGATCAACAACATTGCTACGAATATTCAAGGTGATGGTGCTGGTTCAAGAATTGATGCTGGTGCTGGTCAGACATTGAACACAGCATGGGATTCAGGTGAGTTAATTATTCAGACACGCAACGCATCATTCGGTCTAGTTTATGCTGGTACTGTTGACGTTGAAGGTTCTCCTTCTGCACAAACCATTCCTCCTGCATTGAGAGGATGGTGGTTAATCGAACTCTAAAAAAATGACTGCACTCTACGATTCTATTAAAAGTATGAGAACTGCAAAGGTAGGAACTATCCTACCTTGGAGCGGTGATGGTGGTACAGGATTTCTTTCTTCTAACATACCAAGAGGATGGATAGTATGTACAGGTCAGACTTTAAAAGCTGCTGACTATCCACTACTTGCAGCCAACATAGGTGACACCTATGGTGGTGACATGACTGATACTAATGGAGATCATTATCCATTCCCTTATTACGGATATGATAATGCTGAGTTTAGATTACCTCAGTTATCTAATAGAGTCATGACTGACCTAGAGAATTCAGATCTTAATGATCCAACATATCAAAATGGTCAGACTAATGCACAGAGTGTAGTTGGTGCTCTAGTTCAAGACTATGGTGAAACTGTCTCTGTTACTACAACCTATGAAGCAACATCTGATATTGATTTCACACTTAATATAGCTGGTAACTTATATTTTAAGTTCACTAACATAACTTTGTTTGCTCCTGATTTTATTGAGACACTATACACATTGAATCGTAAGTTGGGTATTAATCATACTCCTGCTCATGGTCACTCAGATAATATATTATCTACCAATGTCAACCCTACTGGTGCAATGACCTTTAGGACAGATCAAGGTATAGAGATGACTGGTTCTGCTTCAGTATATTGTGCTACTGATGGTCCTAACACTTGTGCTCTTAAAGCTGCTGAACCAACAACATGGCAGAATGGTGCAACTAATATAACATTCTATGGTGATGAAACTCATGAACATACTCTACCACGTATGGATAGTTTTATGGAGTTCATAACAGACAGTTCTAATAAAGACTACTGGGGTACTACTCCTGCTGGTGAAGCAAACTGGCGTACTAATACCAATGACAGAGGATCTGGACATGGTACTACAACATATACACAAACAATTTTCAGTAGAGGAAATACAGATCAGTTGTTAGATACTGTTCCTGTAGATACACACAAGACTCCAAATCATACTGGTTTGTTCCCAAGACCTATGGAGTATAGGTCTAGACCAAACTACTTTGGATATGATACAGGATCACCAGTAAGATCTGATGGTCTGATAGACGATCCTGAAACTGCTGCTGTATTTACTGTGAGTGGTTGTGTACTTGATGCTACTAATAAAATTACATTACCTACTGGTACTGATCTTAGAGTACAGTATGGTACTGCACCAGACACATGGTATCAGTGGGATGCAATAGTTCCATTGATGTATGTAACACCTGTTAATGTTGATGATAAGTATGATATTTTAAGAGAAGGTACATATGTACAGACAATGGAAGCTTCCACAACACTGGATGTTAATCCTACACCATCATGGGAATTAACACTTAGTGCATCAACATTAGTCTCTGGTACATATGATCTTAAGTTTAGACATGGTGCATGGCCAACTTCAATGAACTTAGGTGCAGAGAATAAGGATCCAGTTCAATCAGCATTTAGAGCACATAATCATGGTAGTTTTGAAATACAACAGGGTATAGGATCAATGGCTGGTCCTCCATCACATACTGCTGACAATGCAGATGGTTCTGCATTACAAGCACAAAGTTTAGAAAATGCTCTAAATATTTCATGTGATACTACACAACCTTCGTTAACGTTAACATTCATTATTAAAGCATTCTAATGGCAGTTTTCTACAATAAAGAAAGAGCAAAGTATGGTAACTTAACTGGTCAGATAATTGTTTGGCCAATGGAGTACGAAGGATTACCTGATGGGACTATTAATGCAAATAATTTACCTGCTGGTTATTTAAAATGTGATGGTACAAAATACTTTGCTGAAGATTATCCACAACTAGCATCTATATGTGGTGTAGGTAATAACTGTAAGTTTATTAGAAAGAATAATGATTTAACAAACTTTGATACGTTAACTGACTCACAGTTCATGGTTCCTGATCTTGGATCTAAGTATCCTGAACCAACTTCAGGTGCTAACTCAGGATTATATAATAATATAAGATTAGATAATGCATTAGGTACAGAGGTTAGTAGATCTGGTATTGGTATTGAAGCAGTCTCTGCTATTGGTGAGAATGTTAGAATAGATTATAGTGGATCTATTTCAGTGCCAAGTCAAGAGATTGATATTAGAGGTAAACCCTCTTGGACATATGCTGGTGCAACACACCGTACAGATAGTGAAGGTGCTGAAGAGAATACTATTCATCCACACTCACACTTCCACTCTGCTGTAAGAGCAAGAAACTTAGCAACAACTGAGACTACTACCAATGCTCCTCAACCTATGGGGCAACTTGGTAAAAGAAATGCTTCTACTATTCCTATTCAGGATTGGTTGGATGGAACTACAAATAGTAGTGGAGAACCAGGATCAGGACAACAACCTTGCTTTGCTATAGATAAATGGTCTCCAGGTTCAGGTGGTGGTGCAACATCAACACAAGGTCCACAGGGTACTATCTATTGGGGTGCATGCATATATGGTGCTGGTGATCAATACACATATAATTGTATATTAAATTCAACAATGGGTCCTATTAATAGAGGAACACTTGCTGGTTCTCCTGATGGATCTAACATAGCACGTTATAGAAACGTTGCACAATTATTATTTGTTTGTATTCCAGGTGGCGGTGCTGTTTCTAATGATACTATAACAGTGAATCCAACATACATTCAAGGTGCTTCGGGTGTTCCTGAAGATTTTCTTGGAAATAGTTTATATGATGTATTACCACTACAAGCAAATGATTCAGTAGTTGCTGGTCGTGCTACAACAGACCTAGAAAATACTACAACAGATACAGTAGAATTACCACGGGAGGGAGGAATTGATCCTACCATACATAATCACCGCATCGATTTGGAGAAGGGTGACCATAACTATCAGGTTAAGACAAATGCTATTGTCATTCCACCTGAAAACTTACAAACAACCATGTCTATCGGAGCAGACTCATCAGTTTCAATAGATAGTGCATGTGCTCCTTTTATTGTAATGGAATACTTAATTAAGATCTAATGACATCATCTCAACTATACAGAAATGCTAGGCAAGGTTTCTATACAGATCTTACCGTAGATACAACACCAGTGGGTGCTATTGTACCCAATTTAAAGACTGGCACAAACTCGTATGACCATAACTTTGTTAAGTTTGGTGCTACTACGTTCCCTGCTCTAACAGAAACTACTGGCAATGCATATTCAGTAAAAGATAATCCTGCATATACTCATGAGGGTTATTTGTATTGTAATGGTGATGAGTATAATATTGGAGATTTTCCAGGATTATTTGAATTAATTGGCAATAAGTATGGTGGCAGAGCTAGTAGTGGCATCGATGTATCAAATGGTGGATCAGGATATACAACACTACCAATTGTAGGAATTACTGCGCCTGGTGGTAGTGGTGTGCAAGCAACTGCTGCTGCAATAGTTGAGAATGGTGTAATTGTACGTGTTGATGTTGTTAATCCTGGATCAGGATACACATCTGCACCAGCAATACAATTTACTGGTGGTAATGGATCAGGTGCTGCTGCAACAGCAAGGATTAACCTTGATGATGGTTCTATTGAAGGTATTAATGTTGCCAATGTAATGGAATGGTGGGGTGATCCAAACTTAGGAACATTTAAAGTACCTGATTTAAGAACAAAAAAGATTGTTGGTAATGGTCCTGTATTTGGTAACAACTCTCCTAACGTAGGTAACTCAACACTTGGTGTTGGTACTACAGGTGGTTCATGGTATCTTGATAAATCTGCCCAAGATGAATACTTCTCACTTGGTAGAATAGTTACTACTGGATATGATAATGTTGTTGAAACTGTTGAATGTAGTGTTATTGGTCAACAACAGATTGATATATCAATGAGAGAAACTAAACTCTCTGGTGCTCCTCAACATAGTCACACAGTATATCATACTGTACCAGGATTTAGTTCATATCAAGCAGAAGCAGGTGGTGATAGGTATCTACAAGACTATCGTGAAGGTAGAGGTAGACTTTCTAGATGGTATCCTACTGGTGGTGTTGTATTTACACATAAGCATGGACTATTAAGAAGTCCTATCACTGATAATACTGTTGCTAGTTATGACGTATTTGATGCATTTGGTGGTGCTGGTGGTGTGGGATCACTTAAAGACCCAACAGCAGCTGCAAATGATCAGTTCTACATGGCATCAGGTGCTCAAGGTGCTGGTTCATATGTATTCCAAACTTATATACCTGACCCAGTAATGAAACAGTTTACTGGTTCATCTAATATTGGTGGTAGAACAGTCAACACAGGTGGTACTCCTGTTTATGATTATTCAGATGAGTGGGAATACACATCACCAGGATCATACAGTATTAACTTAGGAAATGTAACAGGTACACCAGACAGATTAATATACCAAGTTATTGGTGGTGGTGGGTCAGGTGCTGCTGGTAATGTTGCTGGAAATCCTGGTGGTAGCAGTCGCATAGTTGTTGGTAGTGATCTTGACTTAATTGCTGACGGTGGTGATGGAGGCGGTGCATCCAATGGACAGCAAGGTGGAGACGGTGGAGACGGAGGTGCTGCAACACAATCTGGTAGTGTATCAGGTGTTGGTAATCTAGACGGTCAGGATGGTGGAAATGGTGTGAATGGTCAAAGTGCTGAAGGTTGGCTCGTAGCAGATTATCCAAATAATCCAGGTGGCGGTGGTGCTGCTGGTGTATTTGGTAATTATGGTAATGGAACTGTTGGTATAAATCTACTGGTCGGTGGACAAAGTGGTACATTTACTGAGACACTTACTAGTGATGGTACATTTAATACTCAGGGTATCAATAATCCAAGTGCAGTTCAATTCACAGTAAGAGGTGGAAACGGTGGTACTGCTCGTGGTAATCGTGTCGGATATCAAGGTGCGGTTATGGTTATTGATATGATATCTTCACAGTTGAGTAGTTTTACAACTGGTGGGTGGAGCGTCAAAGTTGGAAATCCAGGTAATAGTGGCAGTGCTGATTTTAATCCTGGTACTGGTGGAACCAATAGCATGGGTGCAAATGGTGGAACAGGTGGTACAGGACACGACGACGCAGACGGTGCTGGTGGTGGTGCTGCTGGCATGATTTTGCGTGGTACACAAATTCTTGGAGGTGCTGGCGGTGGCGGCGGTGGTGGTGGAGACGGATATGACGGTGGTGCTGGTCAAAATGGTCAAGGACCACCATCAGGATATTCTCAACCAGACGCTACAACTCAAGCATTAGGACCAGGTGCTGGTGGTAATGGTGGTAACTACGGATGTATCGGTGGTGGCGGTGGTGCTGGAGGTGCTGGTGTTGCCAGAAATGGTGTATCATTTGGTGGACAAGGAAACGGTGGAGCATCAGGTGGACCTGGTGGTGGACCTGGTGCAGACGGAGGTCATGGCGGTGGATCTGGTGGTGTGTCAGGTGTTAGTTCTTTTCGTAGTGATTGGTTTAGTTTAAACTCATTCAGTCATTCACATAATGGTGTCGGTAGTGCTACCTTGAGTGTCACATATAATAATGATTACTGGACTGCTGGAGGTGGTGGCGGTGCTTCAGGTGGTACGTGGGGTGGATCAATTCAATGGTCTAACTTAAATAATCCTGGTTCAATATCAGTCATAGTTGGTGGTGGTGGAGCAGGTATTAATCCAGGTGGACAAACTACTGGTTCTACAAGTAATGGTGGAGATGGATATGTTAAGATTGGATTGGGTAAGATTGTTGGATATACTGGTGGATCAACAGGTACATCAACAGGTGATATTATTGCATCAGGATCACAATCAAACACAGTATGGGATGTAAATATTGTTGGTAATGGTACTGGTACTGGTACTGCTGGTAATTTCAAACTACCAACAACACAAATACCAGACGTTTATATTACTGGTGGTGGTGCAACATCAGATGCTAATGCATCAGTAACTGTATCATCCAACAAAGTAACAGCAATCAATTTAGATTCTGCTGGTGGTGGATATACAGAGATACCATACGTTTATGTTATGAATGGAGCAGGTGGTGGTACTAAGATTGTATCCACAGTTGATGATGCTGCTGGTGTTGTTGATCAATTAATATTAACTGCTAATAGTTCATCACAATATACTAACTATGTCAAGTTCGGTGGTCTCAGTGGTACAACTGGCACACGATATATTACATTGAACCCAGTTGATACTACCAATTGTAATTATTTTTCAATCAAAGCATGTCGAGGCAATGGTGTTAACGGTGGTGATATAGCAGAAGAAGTGCTACGTGTATACTATCAACCTGCTGACTCAACTAGTTGGACATTAATTGATACTATTATTACACCAAACTCACTTAGAAATGATCCTCTTATTGGTCCTGTTCCTGCAATAAGTACATCTTGGGATGGTTCAAGTGGTGCTACTCTATGGTATACTTATTCAGTAGCAATGCCAATTGATGCCAAAGCAGTTGGTACTAAGATAAAGATTGAACAACCACGTGCAACACCAAGTGCTGCCAATGATAATGATGCAGACAGTGACCATTATGGTATATGTGAATTCATTTATTGGAATGAAAAAGTGAGTGGTCTTGTATTTGTTCCTACTGCTGGTAAGATCAGTAAACCAGCTGTTGATTCACTAAGTTATACTGTTCAAGGTGAGACAGGTCCAGGTATTACATATAGTTCTGGTCTTGGTGCTTCTGAAGCAACGTTGACATTAAAATCAACTACTAAGATAGAACCACAAGCAACTATTGACCCTGATATTGATGTACCTCTCTTACATCCTTACATATTATGCAAGTACTTGATCAAAGCTTTCTAAATACTACGGAGATACTAATAATACAATGGCAGATGCACCAGTACTGCAAGTACAGTTAGATGTAATCAATCAGGAGATTGAGTACAACGGTACACCAAAAACTATTCCTGAATCATATTGGAAGGACACGCTCACTCCATTGTTATATCCTTTATGGGATAGTGACAAGGATAAACTTATTACATTCCAGTATTTTAATAACGATTCATACACTGCCAAGCGTAGGAAGTATGTAAAAGACTTTAAGACTAACACATTTAAATGGGTTGACTATGAGATGGAGGCAGTTGGTGCTACTGAAGCAACTGCATTTAAAGATAAACTAATTGAAGGATTCTATTTAATTGATTCACTTGAGAACGATGAGTTCCAAGATGAACTTGCTAGAATGTATTCTAAGCAGAAAGAAGTCACACCATTAAGTATAAGACTAGCAAGAAATTTCCTCTTAGATGAAACAGATTGGACACAGTTAGATGATGCACCAATTGATGCTGATACTAAAGCACAGTGGACATTGTATAGAACTAAATTAAGAGAACTAACTGATTCTACTGAGTTTACTAATGACACAGCGAATACTAAGTTCCCTATATCTCCAGAGTTTTATAATAAAATATACAAGGTAGACTTCCCAACTGAAGATTATCTTGCAACTTCTGGTCAGTTCATTGAAATGGGTAAGCATAGACTTAAGAAGTTCAGAGATAAGATAGCATACTTCTTGACACTTAAGTCAGAGACTGATAAGACATACTTCAATGATATGTTGATTGAATATGATAGGATTAAAACAGATAGAATAGATATTGCTAATCCAGATGGTAGAGATACCGAGAAGAACAGAGATTTCTTAGAGAAACTCATAGCAGATGCCAGTGACGAATTAGGTAACTTATAATGATTGTACAAGGTAACGAACTATCACTGTTTCAGTTGATGGAATATTATGCTAATCGTAACCAATGTTATTTGGTATACTTTGACCTTAGCACATACAATGCTCTTGACGCAAGTAAGAAAGCAACAGTCAATACATGGTACGAGGGATTCATCGATGAGTATGTACTTGACATCATGAAGCAAGGGGTGTATAATACTATCAGGTTTGAAGCAGAAGACCCTGCTACAGTGAATGCTGGTGCTTGGTTCCCCAAGCAAGCAGAGTGTCCTGACTCAGATCATTTCATAAATGCGTATGTCGTTGATACATACGGTGATATAGTATGGCAAAACGTGCCCGACCCAACCTAGAGAAATTAGAAAACCCATATCTTTTAAAAGATAAGTTCATGATGCCAGGTTTTGTTACTAAACAACCTTATGGTGAATGGGCTGCTGTCCCTGTTTCAGGTAGACATAACAGATATATGGTCATACACAATGGTGAAATGCTCAAAGCATGCAGCTATCAAGTTGCTTACAACCTTATGATGAAACATTATAAATGAGAGATACTATATTATTTGGTGACTGCCGTGATACTATTCCAACAATCACTGAGAGACCACGCATGTGTGTCACATCTCCACCTTATTATGGTTTGAGAAACTATGGTGATGAAGAGAATCAAATAGGTCAGGAGCAGACACCAGAAGAATTTATTGATAACTTAGTACAAGTATTCAGAGAGGTGAAGAATGTGCTTGCAGATGATGGTACACTATGGTTAAACATTGGTGATTCATATTATAACTACAGACCAGGTAAAGGTCAGTCATATCCTAAACAATCTGTATCAAAGACTAAACAAGATCTACCAGATAAGTGCAACAAACGAGGTAATAAACTTGAAGGATTGAAAGAGAAGGATCTCATTGGTATTCCATGGATGCTTGCATTTGCATTACGTGCTGATGGATGGTATCTAAGACAAGATATTATTTGGAACAAACCAAATCCAATGCCAGAGTCAGTCAGAGATAGATGTACTAAATCACATGAGTACATATTTCTATTAAGTAAAAGTAAAAAGTATTATTATGACAATGAAGCAATCAAAGAACCTGCAAAAGATTGGGGTACTAGGGATCGTACTAAAGGTAAGTATCATAATGCTGGCACTGGTCTTTCCCCTCACACTGGGTTAAGTAAATCATATCCAACAAAGAATAAACGATCTGTCTGGAATATAACTAATAAACCTTTTAAAGGTGCTCACTTTGCAGTATTTCCACCTGATTTAATAATACCATGTATCAAAGCAGGATCAAGTGAAGGTGATATTGTGTTAGATCCGTTCATGGGAAGTGGCACAACTGCAATGGTAGCAAGGGATCTCAAGCGTAATTATATTGGATGTGAGTTGCATGAAGATTATAGCACATTGATTGATGAGCGTGTGCCAACTAACAAAGTGGTACACAATGGACTGACAGATGCCATAGATGGACTATAATAGAAGAGTAAACAAAACAAGGTAACTTATGAAAACAGTTCCAGAGTTAGTGTCCGATTGGACAGTTGAACTCAAAGACCGCTTAAATGCACAGTATAAAAGATATACTGTAAAATCTTTAGAAACATTTACTTCAGACTATGCTACTAAGCAATTGAAGAGAATAAATGATGGAACTGAGAAGTTGACACAATTTGTTATTAGAGAAGGTCGTAAATATTATAAACTAAATCAACAAGAATGGCGTGATGGTGAGTATGTAGATACAAGTGTTCACTGTTTCGTTAATAAGAATACTGGCGAAGTTCATAAACCTGCATCATGGAAATCACCACTTAAGAATGTTCGTTATGATTTAAGGATCATAAAAGAGCGTGAATATGTATATGAGAACTGTGATTGGGCAGGTGGTTGGTTATACTTAAGGAGGGGTTAATCATGTCATCAGGTATTACTAATCAACTAGATTTATTATCAGATGTATTGGAAGACTTCTGCACTAAGTATAACTTAGAGTTTATGAGTGCAGATGATATTTTATACCATAGTTCCACTGGTGGCGAAAGTGATGAACTATCAAATTACCAGAAAGATTGGTTGAGAAACTATATCAAAGTCTGGGACATTATTGTAAACTATTAAGGAGGATTATCATGTTTTATAGTAACACATTTGGAAGAATCTTTTGGGTTGATGAAGCAGGAGACTTCAAATCATGCCCACAAAAGATAGATGAAACTGGTGATTTTGACATGGAAGATTATGTATCAGATTGGGAAGATTGGGAAGGTGTAAACTATCAAGTATTGTTTAGTATTCATCAAGCATGTGTAATTAATAAGCACATGCACAACAACTCATTAACAATTAAGAGGGGTGTTTAATCATGGAACTATTAAATAGCTACACATTTGAAGCAAAGAAAATTGTTTACTATTCAGTAACAGTTGGTGCAGAA